ATACAGAAAGAAATTTTTAAACAAAAGCGGAGTGTCAAGCCCGATCTCTGGAGGCAACAGTAACTCTGGTGGTTGGAATGGTGTAGGCGCATCTGAGGCAGGTTATTCTAATACTGACTTCGGCTACAAGAATTACATGAGTAGACTTCCAGAAGTTTACACAGGACATCCTAACAGAATCGAAAGATACAATCAATATGAGATGATGGATGTCGATGCTGAGATTAATGCATGTTTAGATATCATTGCAGAATTCAGTACACAAAAGAACGATCACAATAAGACACCATTTAACTTTGAGTTTAGAGATGAACCCACTCCACATGAGATGGACTTACTATCTAAACAGTTACAACAATGGTGTAAGTTAAATGAATTCGATACTCGTATGTTTAAGATGTTCAGAAATGTCATCAAGTACGGAGATCAAGTTTTTGTAAGAGATCCAGAGAACTTCAAACTCTACTGGGTTGACATGGTTAAAGTCATTAAAGTTATTGTTAATGAGAGTGAAGGTAAACTTCCTGAACAGTATGTTATTAAAGACTTAAACATTAACTTACAGAACTTAACAGTTGCACAGAAAACAAACACAGATTTTGCCGCTAACCCAACAACAGGGTTAGGTGGTACTGGTGGCGGTGGTGGAGCAGGTGGCGGTGGATATACAGTCCCATCTATGCCTTACAACACATCAGGTAGTAGATTTACATTAGGACAAGCAGAATCAGCAATCGATTCTAATCATGTTGTTCATCTATCACTAACAGAAGGACTAGATCGTTTCTGGCCTTTCGGACAATCAATCTTAGAGAACATCTTTAAAGTATATAAACAGAAAGAACTATTAGAAGATGCTATCTTAATCTATCGTGTACAACGTGCACCAGAACGTAGAATGTTTAAGATTGATGTTGGTAACATGCCTAGTCACTTAGCAATGGCCTTCGTAGACAGAATTAAGAACGAGATACATCAAAGACGTATACCAAGTCTTCATGGTGGACAGTCTGTAGTTGATGCTACATACAATCCATTATCAATGAATGAAGATTACTTCTTCCCAGTTACAGCAGAAGGTAGAGGATCATCTATCGAAGTTCTCCCAGGTGGACAGAACTTAGGTGAGATTGACGATCTTAAATACTTTAATAACAGATTAGCAAGAGGACTGCGTGTACCTAGTTCATACTTACCCACAGGCCCTGACGATAACACAACACCTCTAAACGACGGACGTGTTGGTACTGCTATGATACAAGAATTTAGATTCAATCAATACTGCGAAAGATTACAGAATTATATTTGTCAGAAACTTGACGATGAATTTAAACTATTCTTACGTTGGAGAGGATTTAACATTGATACTCAAATGTTTGATTTATCATTTAATCCCCCTCAAAACTTTGCCGCATATCGTCAAAGTGAACTAGATACTGCAAGAGTAGGTTCATTTCAAGGTATGGAAGCATTCCCTTATATCTCTAAACGTTTTGCATTAGAAAGATTCTTAGGATTAACTGAAGAAGAAATCAATAAAAACGAACAAATGTGGGGAGAAGAGAATACAGAAGCACAAGAAGCAGATCCAGAAGGTTCTGATCTTAGAAATATCGGAGTATCTACTGGAGACTTTGATGCTGATGTAGAAACTAACGATGAAATCGAAGACATGGACGACTTAGAAGATTTCGGAGATATGGATGTCGCAGGTCCAGTAAGCGGACAAGCATCAACAGCCGCAGGCTCAGTTGATGGCGCCGGAGAAGTCGGTCCTGTATCATAACAAAAGATAAATACTTTTATGAAATTAACTGAAATGTTTGATGCCGCAGTTCCCGGATACCAAGAAGTTGGAGATGACAATTCTAAACCTGTTTGGAGAACTTCCAGAAAAACTAAACTAACCTTGAGCCAAATCAGAAAGTTACGTAAAATGTTAGACGTAAGAAATTACGAAAAAGCAAAACATTTAACAAACGTTAGAAATCAGTATGGCAATAAACCTGAAGAAGGCGCCGCTCCCACTCTCTAAAAATAGTGAAAATATCTCTTTTTACACTAAAAAAATCAAAAACGTAAAAAAGTAGCACTTAAATAGCACTTTCTATGACTACACACTAAATATCTCTACAAAGCCATAACTTATTATATCAGGAGAAAATGGAAATGGAAAATAAGAAATTTGAACAATTAATTGACCTCATTATTAATGAAGACGAAGAACAGGCGAAAGAACTGTTCCACGATATCGTAGTTACGAAATCGAAAGAAATCTATGAATCAATCATGGAAGATGAAATCAAAGACGCAGATGACCTTGAAGAAGGCATGGGCGGTCAAGTTGGTGATCTTGCTGATGAAGTTCAAGCAGAAGAATCAGGCATAGCCGAAGATGACGAAGAAGAAATCGATATAGATTCTGAAGAAGTCTTTGACATTGATGGTGAAGATGAAGTAGATGCAACTCTTGGTATTGAAGCCAACTCATCTGAAGAAGTAGAAGATGCAGTTGTAAGAATTGAAGACAAACTCGACCAATTATTAGACGAGTTTGAAGAAATTATGGGCGCGGAAGAAGATTTAGAAGGTCGTGATGACGAGATGGATGCGGACCTGCATGACATCGAAGGCGAAATTGACGATCAAGAAGTAGATGTAGACGTATCTATAGATGACGAAGAACTAGTTGCAGAAGCAATTACACTTCCTAAAGCATCTATTCAGTATCCACATGGTGGAGACAACGGGGAAAATACAAAAAGCCCTGTAGACGCAAACTCAGGTCAAAAGGGAATGGAAGCACATCCAGTAGATTTCGATAAAGATGGCGACGAGAAAGGTCGTCCTGCACCGACTGCTAAAGACGTAGATGGAGCATCATCATTCCAAAACGTTCCGGGTAAAAAATCCGGACCAAAACTTAGTTCAGCACCCAAGCCAGTGTTAACACAGGCTAGCGGAACTAATACCAAATCTGTAATAGATTAGGAACTGATACAAATGGCTTTGTATCTTAAAGAACACTTAACGTTCGACCGAGCAGAAATGATGGTCGAATCTGTTAAAGAAGGTGATTCCGATCTGAAGACTCTTTATATGAAGGGTATCTTCATTCAGGGTGGGGTAAAAAACGCAAATGAACGTGTTTACCCTGTCTCTGAGATTGGAAATGCTGTAGACACATTGAATGAACAGATCAAAGAAGGTCATTCAGTGCTAGGTGAAGTTGACCATCCCGATGATTTAAAAATCAACTTGGATCGTGTATCACATATGATCAATAGTATGTGGATGGATGGACCGAACGGCTATGGCAAGTTAAAGATTTTACCGACTCCAATGGGTACGTTAGTTCAGACCATGTTAGAGTCAGGGGTAAAACTCGGAGTATCTAGTAGAGGTAGCGGAAACGTTAACGATTTAGATGGCCGAGTAAGTGATTTTGAAATAATCACTGTGGATATTGTTGCACAACCAAGTGCTCCTAATGCTTACCCTAAAGCAATATACGAGGGCCTCATGAATATGAAGCACGGACATAAAGTTTTAGAAGTAGCAAGAGAAGCAAGAGGCAACAAGCAAGTAGAACGGTTTTTGAAAGACGAAATTTCTCGATTAATCAAAGACTTAAAGATAGACTAAATAAATAGAGGGGAAATCAGCATGTTAGATGCTATCAAACCATTAATTGATTCAGGACTTATTAATGAAGACGTTGCAGGTGAACTAGAAGTCACTTGGAGCACTAAATTAAATGAGGCTAAAGATCAAGTTCGTGGTGAACTCAGAAATGAATTCGCACAACGATACGAACATGACAGAAGTGTGATGGTTGAAGCCCTTGATAAGATGATTACAGATTCTCTAAGTGAAGAAATTAAAGAATTTCACGAAGAGAAAACTGCAATTAACGAAGATCGTGTAAAAGCGAAAATGAAACTTAAAGAAAGTGCAAAGAAATTTAATAACTTTATGGTAACTAAGTTAGCAGAAGAAATTAAAGAACTACGCACAGACCGCAAGGTTCAGTTGGAAAACCAAGATAAACTTCAAAAGTTTATCACTCATGCATTGGCTAGAGAGATCAAAGAATTTGCTCAGGATAGACAAGCAGTGGTAGAACAACGTGTCAAGTTAGTTGCAGAAGGACGCAAACAACTTACAAAACTCAAAGAGAAATTTATTTCTGAGAGTTCTGCAAGATTAAGCAAGTCTGTTGCATCTCATCTTAAAGGTGAATTATCACAACTCAAAGAAGATATTCAAATGGCTAGGGAGAATAACTTCGGCCGTAAGATATTTGAAACATTTGCAGGTGAATTCAGCACAACTTATCTCAACGATAAGGCTGAAACACGTAAGATCGTTTCTGTATTAAACGGAAAAGAAAAAGAACTAGCAGAATCAAAGGTCAGACTTGCGAAAGCAGTTCAGATCATTGAATCGAAAAACCGTGAAGTTAACATTATCAAAGAATCTACTCAACGTGAAAAGAATTTAGACAATTTATTGTCATCTTTGAACAAAGAGAAGGCTATTGTAATGCGATCTTTATTAGAAAGCGTTCAGACACCAAAACTGAAGAACGCATTTGACAAGTATTTACCAGCAGTATTGAACGAAGGAAGTGAAAAGAAATCTGAAAAGAAATCACTAACTGAATCTGTTTCAACTGCACGAACAGGTAATAAATCTGCCAAGAAAGAACAGTTAGTTCAAGATGACTACGATGCACGGAGCAACGTAATTGATCTTAAACGTCTGGCAGGGCTTTAATTTAAACTAGACATAGAATTTAGGAGAAAATAATCATGTCACAAGTACTCTTAGAAAGCCGTTGGGACGAGACAAAAGACGCCCTACTAGAAGGCTTAAAAGGCACACGCCGATCAACAATGGGTGTAGTCCTTGAAAACACTCGCAAAGGTCTCTTAAATGAGAATGCTACCGCAGGTAGTACCTCTGCAGGAAAT